GACGTTCATGGCCATCAATGAAGGTACTGATGTACACCACGATGTCTTTACGTTTACCGATGATAGAGATCAGCGACTTCTTAGTTTCCAGATCGTAGCCGCAGTCCCAGTACGCAGACTGAGGATAGCGGGCATCGTCCAGCACTTCGATGTCTTTCAGATCGCCATAGTTGTCAAACTGCTCTTTACAAAGCTGATTGTACATGGTGATCTTGCTGATGGTTTTACCGTCGGCATCTTTATAAGAACCGTCGCTACCACCTTCGGCGTAGTAGATCGCTACGTCGTTCATGTTCACGCCGCCATCTGCAACACCCTGTACACGGAAAGTGTAGTAAGGGTTGTTGTAGAAGTCCACGCCACCCAGGAAGTTGATCTGGTGCTGTGCACCTTCGCCTTCCAGCAGAGATGGGTTCGCTGCTTTCTCTGCGGTGTAGAGCAGACCGAGCACCGCTTCCAGGTTGTCGTAGTACACTTTGGTACGACCGACCGGACCTGGGACTGGCACGTAGCCGTCTTGGGTGTTGTCGTAATCTTTCACACGCAGCGGGAAGCTGTACTTCGTAGACGTCGCGCTATCAACCACTGTCTTCTTAAAGGAGAAGTTGATTTCAGACGAACGATCCGCGGTGAGCTTCAGCACGGCAGTAGACTGCACGTCTGGACGCTCGTACACACGCAGGGCGAACAGTTGCGCCAGCTGGTCCACAGCCACTGCGGTATTCAGTGGAGTGGTAGACTGGGTGTTCGGTGCCCACAGGGAGAAGCCTACGTTGTCGCCATAAGCGCCAGCATAAGGAACTTCCAGATCGAGCAGCGGGTAGAAATCGGACTGCACGCCAGTAGAAGAAGTCAGGAGACCTTTCTTCTTAACACCTGCGCCAAACAGCACGGAATCGATGTCGCGGTTGATCACGATACGAGCGATGAAGCCATCACGCTGGGTGGTGTCTTCTTCGAAGTTACCGTTGGCATCACGCTGAGCCACACCGCTGTCATCACGCACATAGTCAGTGACTTTGTCCGCAACGATTTCGATACCCAGCGAGAAGTACGCTGGCTTCAGGCCATCGGCTGGATGCACACGCTGCACCATAATGGCGTTGCCCGTTCCACCAATAGTAGAAACGAACGCGGACCCCATGGTGTAATACTTAGACAGTGGATCGAACGACTTGCTGCCGTAATAAGCGGTCAACAGCGTAGGATCAAGCAACTGCGGGGTTAACGGCCCACGCTCGGCGAGAATGTACAGATGCGGCAAATGCTGCGCGTACACCTCCGGAACGGGAACCGGAGCGGCTACGGATTCATCCCGGATACCTTCCAGGATAAAACGTGGTGCTCCGTTAGAAAGATTTGACATGCCTTTCTCCTAACTATCGATAGTGTCAAAAGAGCCTTTTTTAGAAACATGTTTCACTGCTTTGTGGCGCCAATCCACCCCACACAAACCACCGTCGTGGCAGGGAGTAATGGTATGGTTCACTATTTACGACGATTAAACAGTGCCATACCATTAGGTGTCATTGTTTACATAAAAGCGCGCAGGAGAGGGTTTCACGACCATGTTTATTTCCCCCTATCAGACTAAAGCGGCCAGTTGGAACCCGATCGATAAGATCCAATCGGCAATGAAATTAGCAAAGATTGAAAAGCGTCTGATCCCCGCAACAAAACCCATTCCTGGCTTAACCGGCATTTATGGTCCGGTGAAGGTCGAGGGGATGTGGTTCTTGGTTGCCGGGATTACCGGTAATGATACCGAGACAGCATTCACTAACCCTATCACGTTTACCGACACACTGGGTAAACAGAACATCGTTATCGATGCGCGCACCGCATTAATGTTTGATCAGGCAACTGGCACCATTGCGCTGCGTAGTCGTAATGCCATCACTGATTTGCAACAGCAGATCATCCGCATGAAAGCGGTGTGGTATTGGATGTCCGGTAACCAGCGTGACTTCTTGAACCTGTCACCTATTCCGATGCAGGTCTACATCCGTTGGGTTGCAGAAGCCATCGCGAACAAAACCAAAATGGGCTACAATGAAATGCCACGCTTCCTGGCTTATTGTGGCTGGTTCTTTGTGTGTCAGTTCTACGATGAAAGCGACTTTGCCGATCCAGCGGTAAGAATGAATGCCGTGCGTAAAGTCACTGACCAATCGCGGGTACGTGCAGACGTCGTGGCAGAAACACTCGAAGATGCCCCGTTCCTGTCTGGCGTACAGTCTTTCGTTACCCATGCTCTTGAAGTAGTGGGGGCGGAAGAATTAAAACTGCTGGACCTGCGCATGTTCGTGTCAGTGGCTGGCGGTGCATGGATCGGTGGTCATGCTGCTGAGTCTGGCGCTATCGGTTTGGAATATCCGCCGGTGTTCTTGTCTATGCTCTACGGTTCTGCGAACAACAGCTACTACCGCAACACAGTGCTGGGTCGTATTCTGGACCGGGGTGAATTCAAGAAAACCAAAGAGGTGTTTATGCGCAGCTTCGCAGGCACCATTGATCTGTAAGAAGGGGGCGTCATGGCGAGCGTCGATTTAGTAAACCACGCAATTGAAAATGCGTGGGCTAACCCACAAGCCGATCGTCAGCACGTGTTGCACCTGGCTCGTATTTCACGAGACATTGGTGATATCAACTACAGTTCGGTGATGACTGCGTATGTGCCGTTACCCACCCGCAAAGAACTGTACCACGTCTTTCAGATCGGACAGAACCACCCCTGGACCTGGAACGTCGGTGATGGTTACATCAGCCCGTTACCATTAGAAGAGTGGGTGCGTTTAAGTGACCTGCGTTACATGCGCATGTTGGTGGCAAACGTCTACCTGGACACCGGCGTGCAACTTCCCGCCACCGGTGTCTTTGTACGGTTACGTTACGATCACAACATCCTGATTGCCATCACCGATTTCCAGAACATGGCGGTACCGCGTAACGTGGACGTGTACTTGCGTGTCTACAGCAACGCCTACTGGGAAACACTGTTAGAAGAAGAGCGGTTGGATAAACTGCTTTGCTTTGGCGGAATGATGAGTAACCCCAATGAGGTCTTGCGTTGGCAGAATCAGTACCTGTCACTGAAGGCTAATAAGGAAGGGTTGGCACAGGCATTGGTGAACGGTAAACTGGTGGATGACTTTGTCCCGGGTTCCTACCGTCAACGTGATTATGTCACGGTGTCGTACGATGCCTCGGTATTCAAAGTGGTGGACATTCCGGTCAAAACCATGCCGACGTTTTTGTCCACCTTGGACAATCGACAGAAGTTCATCTTCCATCCGCCTCGCCTTAACGACGAAACGGATTTGGACGTGGTGTACTTTGATGACCTCGACTTCTGGTTGATCGGTCCCGATGGCACGGGGGTGTTTTTCCACCGCAACCGCAAAGATGCAATCCGTCAGTTAACCCATCGTGATTACGCACTCTGTGTGCAGTACTTGCAAAACTTTGTGTTGCAGCAAGGTTGGGGTCAGCTCAACGATTGTACGGTCCGGTGTGTCATGCGTAAAAGCGGCTTTGATCAAAAGCTTGCCTTTAACAGTAACCGTATAAATGAAATGTACAAACTCACCGATGCATTGATTCTTGATGTGATGGTGAACGTACGTGCAACACTGCCGGAATGGTCCGCAGCTGAACTGGAGCGTTGTAACTATATCCGTCTGCTGGGTGCGCAGTACAAGTTACTGAGCTCTAACCTGGTGCGTGATGCTTACGGTTACAATGCGATGACCCAAGTGATGGCTAACACCCCACTGTTATTGACCAAGGGTGAGACCAGCAATGGTTACGCCGTGCTGTCACCAAGCCTGCGTGAAAACGCACAGGTTTACGAATACGACAGTGATGGCTTGTACCTGGGTAACTACTACCAGTCGGGTGGTAACCGCTACATTGCACACAATGCAAACGCGGCGTTGATTGAAGTCTACAGCGGGAAAGCCAGTAAGTCACCGCACTACGTTTTTGGTAACGATGACGTGCCGTTGTTGAAAGACTATGGTTACCGTGTCTATACAGCGAAGTGGGATGAGACCACGGTTGATAACACGACCTGGACCGACGTCACTAACCTGGACACGGTGCACAAGGTGAACCAAGGTAAGCTTACGTTTGTGCATAACAAAGTTCGCAACATTGGTCTGGTGGTGTTCAACGACGTGTTCCTGGGTTATGATTTCACCCTGGACCATCTTGATAAAACGCTGGCCTTCTCGATCACGTACGACTGGGTAGGCGGTGGCTTAGAAGCACCGATTGCACCGGGGAACGTTGATATCATTATGAACCGGCATTCGTTGGTTCCGGGTATCGATTACATCATGAACTATCCACGGATTGTGATCACCAACAAAGCCTACCTGGTTCCTGACCAGCCGCAGCAGTTCACTGTGCGGTGTACAGGCTGGGGTACACTTGATCTGCAACCACAGCCGGCTAACGAGTTCGGTTGGGTCACCCGTGAGCACATCAGTAATAATGACGTGTTTAACTTGCGTGATGATCGGACGGTGCGGTGTGTGATTGCTGGACGTGTAGCACGGCGTGAAGATCTGGTGTATGCAGAAGACGTTCCGTCTGCCGCTGGACTGGACCCAAGCTATAACGGTCAGCCGTATCACATCAGTAACGTCATGGCAAGTGTGCGGGGTGTTGATGACTACGAGACCTTCCCACAGCGTGAGGCGGCGTTGGATCTGGATAACCGTTTGGGTGCTTACCTGACCTCGGTATTCCCACAGCCTGATTTTGGTGATCCCAATTTTGTTCAGCAAAAGTACGTGGTGTATTCGCCGCTGTTACAAAAGCTGATTTACGACCTCAAGCTGGGCTTCCTGGTGTTACCTGCCGCTGGGTGGGGATCGGATGAAAAGCTGGATAAGATTCTTGAGCCGTACAAATGGTGGATGGCGTTCGATCATTGCACCAAAGACATCGACTGGACCTATGTGCTTGTTGAACCACATAACCAGCCTGGTACCTTGTCGGTGACCTCGCTGCAATACGACTTCCTGAATCGTGTTATTGATCTGTACCTGAATAAGCGCACGTCGCTTTCTGGGTATGTAACCATTGCTGCAGGATAATCTGATGACTGATTTATTGAGCGGTGCGTTCAAGACCACGACCACATTGGCGGCGGCCTTGAAACCTATCCTTCCCAAGGCAAACGACCTCGTTGCGTTTTGGGATATTCGTAACATCTATAAAGGCCCGGCCTTCATTCAGGAAAACGGCTATTACGCTTACGTTCCGAAAGAAGGTGACTGGGTCAACGACAAAGACAACGGTTGGTTCTACGTTGCTCATGTTGGCCTGGAAGGTGAAAACCTGTCGACCCTGGTTCCCTGGGAAGCACCGGACCGTGCCGGCACTACCAATGATGACCTGGTGATTCTTGGCAGTATCTCTCGCCTGACCAGTGAATTCATTGTTTGCGGTATTGACTACTCGCAGATGCCACCGGTGATGAGTGTGGATAACCGCATTCAGGTGTGGGGCTCCAATGCAGCGTCGGCTAAAATCTGGCTGAACAACGATATTGGTGTCAACGGCAAAGTGGTCAGCTGCCAATACGACAACTCGGGTAACATCGTGAGCGACACGGTTCCTTTGGAACTGGCCAAGTTCAACGATTCACGCAACATTGCGGTGCGTATCCCGATGCCGTGTAACTGCTCCATGAACTTAGCCGATGGGGAAACCCTGACGTTTGTGGCGTACGACAAGAATGGCGGTGCTATTCTCCCGGCGTACCGCATGGTGGTGCAGAACACGGCGTTTGTCCGTCGTAATGAATCGGGTCAGAAGTACGTGAAAGCCGTACAACTGCTCTCGCCATTCATGAACGGCGCTGATCCAAACCTGCTTGAGATTCCGGTTTCGATTCGTGACCTGAGTCAGGTGGAGTTTCGTGCGCGTGTTTGGTACACCGACAACTCGTACAAGGACTGGCCGGTTGATGGCGAACGCATGGTGTTAAACGGTATGCGGGAATATATCCCAACCATCGTGGGACAACAGGCTAACCTGACGCTGACCTACTTCCTGAACGACGACGAACAAGCGGTATCGGCTAACCCAGGTGAGAAGAAGCACGTGGATGAGCAGTATCGCATCCGGACCACCGAAGCCGTGGGCGCTTACGCGGCGAAGCTGTACGGCTATCCGGTGTTCGCTTCTGCAGCGCTTGGCTGGAAGATGTCCTGGTGGTTGTATAACCTGGATCGTCAGATGGCTTACGAAGTAACGGACAAAGTGGAAGTCGCGACCAACTCTGAACCGTTTGATGGATTGAACTACGGTGTAGTGCAGCATCTGTCTTACGCGGTAACCTTGTCAGATGTTGACTCTCGCTGGAAACCGTTCCGTCACGTGCAGAAACTCGATGTGGTCTTGTACGGCGCACCGGGTCTTGCCACCGGCACGGACTGGACTGTAGGGTTCGACCCTGGTCAAGATCCGCTGTTTGGTGTGGGACTCTCCTGTAAAGTCACAACGCAGACCGCTAACTCCCGTACGGTGAAAGTCGATGCGGGGATTGCGACCTACGCAGAGTGGCTGCAGCAGATGTTCTACAATACACGCCCATTGCGCTCGATTGCCTCTGAGTCGAAAGCGCCTGAACCAACCCACTTTGAGATCTATGTCGACAGCACCCACGTGTACCGCTATCCGGTAGCGCAGTGGAACGCGGTTCTGACGATCAGCACCATTCTGAACGTAGGTCAGACGGTGTACGTGAAGTGGTTGAAGACGGACACGGGTAACGTTGAACTGCAGCTGGGTGTTTCTGCCCTGGTGGTCAAGCAGTAACTCACTGTACAGGTGTTGGGGGCGAGAGCCCTCAACCCTGTGCTTTATAAGGAACACGTTTTATGATACTGTATGGCAATGATTGGTGTAAATACCGAATGATGCCACACGTTCATTATGAGACCAAGAACGACAGCTTCTTGAAAGTTGCGAAGAAGATGCATGACATGGGTGTGAAGAACTGCCTGTTTATGCTCTCCTTGTTCAACAAGTCTCTAATCGACGTAGACCCGTATGATCCCAACTTAACGGAAGAGCAAAAGAAGGCGATCGCCATCGAGTGCAGTATCAACTTCTGGTACTTCATTCGTGAAGTGATTCGCATCCGTGTTCCGGGTCAGGCTGAAGGTATTCGTTATATCGCCAACCGTGGCAACATGGCTTTGAGTTGGCTTTACCTGTGTCACATCGACGTGTTCTTGATCCAGCCACGTCAGACCGGGAAGTCGGTTTCTACTGACTGTATTATGCTGTGGTTAATCTATTTTGGTAGCCGTAACAACAACATCTCCCTGATTACCAAGGGTGACCTTCGTGCTGAGAACATTAAGCGTCTCAAGGCGATGCGTGACTTCTTACCAAAATACCTGGTGGTGCGTGACCGTCATGATCCGGACAACTCCGAGTGGATTGGTTACGCTGCACTGAAGAATGCTTACAAAGCAGCCATCGCACAGGGTAACGAAACTGCAGCAAACAACCTGGGTCGTGGTATTACCACGGCGACCATTCACATCGATGAAGGGCCGTTCTTGTCATTCGTGGATATCACTATCCCGGCGGCACTGAACGCCACAACCACTGCACGACGTTATGCTGAGAAGTTTGGCACACCACATGGCAACATCTTTACGACCACGGCCGGTCGACGCGACTCCCGTGAAGGCAAATACTTCTACGGTATCTTGCAAGATGCTGCGGTGTGGAACGAGATGTACTATGACTGTGTGGATTTCAAAGATCTGTCTGAAACCATCATGAACAACTCGGGCTCGGAAGCACCGGCGGTGAACATCACCATGTCACATCGCCAGTTGGGGTACACTGACGAATGGTTACGTAAAACCATCGCACAGAACAAGAACGACAAGGAGTCGGCAGAACGTGACTTCCTTAACCGCTGGACTTCAGGTAACCTGACGTCTCCTCTGTCGATCGCGCTCAACGAAAAGATCAACGCCTCGCAACGCGAAGTGGTGTATACCGAAATCACGAAGCACAAGTACATCGTGCGGTGGTACATTACCAAGGCCGAGATCGAAAGCAACAAAACAGCCACACATTACATCATCGGCATGGATACGTCGGACGCGACCTCTACCGGGGACAGCAACACCATCGTCTTCCGTGATATCCGTGACATGGGTGTAGTGGCAACCATGAACTTCCGCAACACCAACACCATCAACGTCAACCACATGGTGGCGGACTTGTTGGAACAGCACAAGAACTCCACGTTCGTTCCTGAACGTAACCGTGCACAATCCCTGATTGACCACTTACTGATTGAATTGCCACGTCGTGGTATGGATCCGTTTAAACGTATCTACAATACGTTGGTGGATGATCAGACTGTGCGTCGTACGGAGTTCATGGAATTGGTCAACACACCTCTGGGTGCACGTACACAGGAGTTCTACGATTCCAAACGTACGTACTTCGGCTTCTGGACTGGCGCACAATCACGTCCGATTCTTTATGGTCGTGTTCTGCAGGAAGCAGCGAAGCACACGGGCTACGCAACACGCGACAAAGAACTGATTGATCAGATCATGGGCTTGGTGGCGAAGGGCGGACGTGTAGACCATAAGTCAGGCGGTCACGATGACCTCGTTATTGCTTGGCTGCTGGGTTACTGGTTCATCACCGATGCACGTCACCAAGACTGGTACGGAATCGACACACGTAAAGTGATGTGCGTTTCTGAACAGGCACAAGGTTACAGCATCGAAGAGCAAGCGTGGCTGGATCATCAGTCTCGTCTGCGTGATGAATTGACCAGCACCATGGAGCTGTTGAAAACAGCCACACATCAGATGGCCATCACGCGTCTTGAGCAACAAGTGCGTAACTTGCGTGCACAAATCGTCGATATGGGCAATGATGCTATGACTGTTGATCAGTTGTTGTTGGAAGCCAAAGAAACGCGTCAGTTGAAAGCACGTGCAGGTCGTAACACCGCACCGCCGACTAATCTCGGTTCACGTGTTAAATCACGACGTTATGCAGGCATGTACTTCTAATTGGTATTTCGTGACATGGGTGCGCTAACATATAGACTCATGTCACGTTTTATCTTATCAGCGAGGTTTTAATGAAACAAGAAGAGTTTCGTATCCTTACTGATCTACTTCGCCGTTATGAAACGGAAGTCCCTCCAGGAGTGGCCACCTCACTGGGGTTAGACTTAGTAGATCGTATTGTTAACAAAGTTGCCCGGATGGTGAATGTCGCGCCTGGTATCCCGGATTGCCACTTCCTGCAGTGCATGGAGATGATCGGTTACCCGATGCTTCCGTTACAGCAAGATTTGGTGTCGGTGCACTTGTATGGTATCAGTACCAGCAAAGGCTTCATTCATATCAGTCCAATGGCAATGGTTGCATGATATTACTCAAACCAGCATAAAGGAGAGGAGCTTGCGCCCCTCTCCTTTTTTATGCCGATTAATTATTCGAGCTTACGTAACATACGAAAGTACCAGTACTTCAAGGTGCGATATTTAGACATACATGCCTCCGGTAGGGTACGTGTTATTATACGGTGGCATAAGGGCAGGGCCGAAGCCCCACCGCCTATGTAATTATTTCACGGCACTGTTAATAACCGATTCAAGCTGTTGGGCAACCTGAAGTGACCACTTGTAGATTTTGTCAGCCAGCGCAGAGTTAGCTTCGGTTGCGGACTCCCAATACAAGAAGTTCCATTGAAGTTTGCTCATCGCATCATTATCGTCAGCACCATCTACGTTATCAAACGTATCCTGGCCCGCACCGTACGTAATGCGATTATCTTCGGCATCCATTTCAATATCGACACCCCAGCTCATTATTTCTTTCATGAGCTCACCCAGAGACTTGCCGTGTTCGGCAGTCAACGGAGGTAATTCACTGGAAGCACCTGACTTAATCTCCGGCAGGTCACTTTTAATGGCATCCAGGTGAGTCTTTAGCATCGCCATCTTTTCATTAGCAAACGCGGTTAACTCTTCCTGACTTTTACCTTTAAGCTTCTGGATATCGGTTACTACTTTATCAACCAAATCACCGTACGCTTCAGTCTGTTTGGTATTTGCAACGTATACATCAGACATGGTTTTTTGTGCTGCGGTAAGCGCCGATTTAAGGCTGGAGAAATCAGAGAAGTCACCAATCAGTTTAGACAAGCTGTTGGTGATCGGTGGTGTCTCTTTGATTTTCTTACCACCCCACCAATTATTATTAGCGTAGGTGTTTTTGATCTCAGCTTCAACAGGGGCTGCGGTCTTTTCAATAGTGGCTTTGGCTTTGCCGCGACCAAGTTTCTTAAGTCCGTCTATACCCTTCTTCAAAGTTGCGATTAAACCACTGAGTCCCTCAAGACCCGCGCCGGGTGTAAAATGGTCAGGATAGCGATCAGTCAAACCGGATTCAATCAATTTACCTGTGGGTGTATCCAGAGATTCCAGACCTGCGCCGTTAGCATGTTTAACAAACTGCGTAATCAATTCAAGATCCTTTTCCAGAGCCTCTACACCAGAGCGGATAGAAAGTAACTTAATCATTTCATCGGTAATCAATTGCATGGTAAACCCTTAGAAATATTTGGCAGCAACCACTGCACGTAGCGGAACAAACTCTTCACCACTGAACGTATCAACGAGGTACTTGATCCCTGTTGGGATGGTGATACGTGCACCCGCATAACCGTTGGCCCGTGCAACGACACGGATGTAATCGCGCATCGCGGCCAGGTTCTCTTCGCTACGCATCTCCGGTATCAGGTAGATCTCTTCAATCTCCATGACACGGAAGCGGCCTTCGTTAGATTCCTGGAACACCATGACACCCACCACACCACGCAAGCACTCACCCAGCATCACGTAACGATCAGCGGATGCGGCACGTTGACGTTGTATGCCCGTGAAACCAAAGGCTGCACCATCAGATTGTGCACGCTCTGCTTCACTGTATTGCATCAGGGTAGCCGCACCCTTCATCAGGTAACGTGACTTGATCAAACCTTTTGGTGACCACGCGCGCCAGATGATGGTAGAAGCAACCACATTAGCGGCATTAAACACTTTGGCCCAATCAATAGCGCCGTTGGTTTGCATTTGGGTGTGCGCATCATCGATCAAACCTGACACTTGCTCCAGACCTGTGGCAAGTTTACCCAGGCTCTCCAGACCGGTGCCGTCGAGACGATCAGGATACTTCTCCTGAAGGTGTTCAACAAACTGCAGATGCTGTTCAGAGGTTTCGAAACTTTCGTTGCCTTCACCGAGTGCAATGTGGGCACGGATCTCAGTCGCATCTTCCAGCGATTCCAGACCCAGTTCAATCATCTGCGCCGTTTGGAACTGTTCAGCAGTCATCGGCGTAGCCAGTTCCGCTTCCAGGGCTGCTTGTAAACCCTTCAGTCCTTCCAGACCGCTTTCGACTTTAAACAAATCCGGATAAGCCGCAGCCATATCGGACGCCAGCAGAATAGCCGGTTCAGTGGACAGTGACTCGAGCCCACACCCTACAGCGTCGGTCATGAACGCCTTAATACGTGCCAGGTTGTCGGCGACGTCTTTCTTTTCATACGGAGACATAAAAGTCCTTAAGAAGAGTAATGCTTCATGGAAAGGGCGCGCAGGATAATGTACAGGAACAACCCTACACGCACGGTAGCAACTGTTGCAGGTGTACGAATACCCGTTGCCATGTTAACGATCTCATCGCCCAGGTCCCGCATCTTCAGTAAGCTTTCGTTACTGGTACGACTGGATCGATACGCCCCTTTCATTTTCGAAATCACGTCAGGGATATCGTTAAGCCGTAAGTTCTTAGACGAGATGTATTCAAACAGATGTTGAATCGTTTCTTGTAAGAGCTTATCGATGGTGCCCGATTTATCGTAGCGGTAGTTCGACGAGATAAACCGCAGTGATGTCTCAAGAGGCGCAGGGGGAATGGTCGGGTTAGATTTGGTGATGATCTCAGCCAACTCAGGGCGGTACCAGTCTGACTCCACCCCAACGATGTTCTTGATATAACGCAAGTACATGGAGACCACACGTTCTACATCACGAATGTGACGCACACCATCAAGCTCAACAGACGAGGAACCTTCCGTGATCATGTTCTCTTTCATCTTCACGCTATGAAACACGTTGTTGATGGAGTTGATCACGTCACGTAAACGGTCCTGCACATCACCCACCATGTAGATGACTGCTTTGTCATCCGTCATACGGACATACGTCTCGTAGTGAATCCCCGTGCCCTTTGTAATAATTGACTTAGCACGCGCATCAATTAGGGCGTGCCAGCTGCCGTACTGTTTCAGGTCAAACTTCTTTGACAGCTGTTTGTACGTTTCCATGGCCACCGATTTGTTGGCCGGGTACGGGTAGTCGTGACTCAGGATCGATGACAAGTTTTTGTAGTGGAAGATACGGACCACGTCCATCTTACCTTGTTCGATCTCGGCAGGACTGAGTTCTTTTGAATGGTGCAGTAAATGCAACAGTGGTACCATTGACAAGTTCATCAGATCACCCGTGACGTGGAACTTCGGGTTGACCCACATGGTGTTGTGAACGTCGTTGGTCAGATCCACTTCGTCAGTGTCCAGAATACTGTCGAACCATTCGTTGCGGTCAGCGATGGTAAACTTAATCGGGTAGACACCAATCAGGTTACCACCAAAGAAACTGATGTGATCTTGGTTCTTGGTACGAAAGCGGTTGGAGTACATGGCCAGGGCTTTGACCAAGGCGCGGTTAGCAACCAGTGTCGGGCAGTTCTTCAGGAAAGCTTCCTTGATCGTCATACCGTTGCCGGCTGTCGCGTAGGATTCTAAGCCTGCTGACACTTTCTCAAATCCTGCTGCCCAGTCAATTGGGTCTCGTGTTTCTGACCACGGAGCCTGCAACTGCTGATTAGCACCCGACAGGATATGGTGGATATCCTCAGCAAACATAGTGCGTTCCTCTCATTGTAGTTGATTTTAAACCTATATTATCCATGTGAATATCTTAACCAATTTCTTAACCTGTAAGGATGTAACTATGCGTGTACTGGCAATGAATCAGTTTGAGAACATGATTCGTTATGATGCGGATCTGCGCAACTACGGAAAGTTTTCAGTCTATAACCACCCTACTGCCAAAGATGATAACTTGGCGGTGGTTTATATTCAGATCAACGGCACACAGTGCCATGCGCTGAAAGTCACTCGTCTGATGGTCAATCCGGTTGATGCAGAAATCGCGGACATCACTGTGGCTGTACGTCAACTTGAAGCAACACTTGGGACGACGTGGAATAACGGCCTGTTAGCCATCACAGCGCGTTCTATGCGTTACACGGCTGAGTTTACCGGCTTAATTAAACAAAGCCCACTGAAGGCGTTACAGGAGGTCATGAAAGACCCTCTGGGGTTCGATGCAGAATACCAGAGCTTTGATATACCTCAGGCCATGAAAATGATCGAAGGTGCTAACCTGTCTGAGATCACCAACTGGATCCAAAACAACAACGCCACTGTGCGCAGCTACATTCATTATACGAATGAAGGTGAGCAGTTCGTGGTGCTGGGTCGTCAGTTCCGTGAAGAGTCGTTCCTGATGCTGACGTCGTACAACGCCGATAAACTGGTGGCGTACTTTGATGGCATGGTAGCAGGTCGCCCGGTGCATCAACGTGTTGCGTTGGAGCCGAAGAATTTCCAGGGTGACAAATTCTTTATGGATCGCATGGGCAGGAATCCGGTCGAACATTACGGTACGTTGTGGCGTCTGCGTCATTTCGGTACAGTAGCGAACGAAGACGGTGAACTGTATGTACGTGGTCCACACATCGCCGGTCGTGATCAGCTGAACATCCCTTCTGCTGACGATTACGACTTTTCAGAAAACCGTATCATTGTTATTTAAGGCAACGTATGCTTAAGTTCTTTTTGAAGTTATTAGGATTCGGGGGCGTTAAGCATAACGCACGGTTAAATAACAAGCCGCGGATCGACCCCACTATGGGCGTAGGTCCGCTGCCTGATGAAGCCGGTAAACTTAAAGTCATTGGCGATAACCTGTGGCGTAAAGATCCGGGTGGTACCTGGGTTATCATTGCTGCCTGGCCACACAAGGTCAGACGGTATGAAGACCTGCCGGCTATTGCACCTGATGGGGCTACCTTCGATATTGACGATGACCGTTGGGTATTTTTCGACGGGCACTGGTCTAAGTTTGGTGACCTTGACCACAACGGGCAATTCGTCAGTCGGTTACGTCAAGGTCATCCGTTACACAGTAGTCACTTACCTCGCCGCACTGTACCGCGTCACCCAACGCGCCACACCCCTTATCCCGTTCCACCTTCGCGTCAACGGGAGGAAGACAACATGATGAACGCAGCCGCGGCAATGGCTGTGCTTAGCATGAACAGCGGTGATGATTACCGAAACCACAGCAACGATACCGGACGGCATTGCAGCCCAACGTATCATTCTCCGTCACACTCAGATCACGGAAATTACGACAGCAGTCCTTCAGATTCCAGTCCAGGCTCATGTGACTGATAAATCCTGTGTCAGCAAAGTCTCTCTTTTTCGTATCACACAGCCAAGGATTTAAGTCATGACTACTAAAACACACTCAAACCCAACCCCTGTCGCAAAAGTGGTCGCTTTCTTGAAAGGCGGCGGCATCGCTAAAGCGGGAAAGGTTGTTCAGGGACAAGGTATTGAACTTGTTGGTTCAGTTGATGACAGCAAGCTCAAAGACTACCTGGTGGTGGTCCCGCGTGTAGGGGTGTGCTCAGCATATTGGCACAGTGCGTCGTTTGATCAAGTCGGCGCGCACGGTGTTGTGTTAGTTAAAGGGGCGGATGTCTCTTACATCGAATAAGGCTTAACATGTCATTCATTTATATTGCAGATCTGGTCAAGATCAACTCGCAGGATGATCTCAGTAATGTCCCGGACTGGGCAATGGGTTCCACTAACATCGGGGTGATGTACGGTGGGTTCTGGGTTGCACAGAATCAGTTCCCGTACGGCAGCTGGCTGTGTAAGCTCTCTGATGGCAATCTGATTGGCCAAACCGAAGAGCAGGTTCAAACCATGGCGCAGTCGATGCCGGCGTTAGCACGTGCCGGTCTGGTGGCCACTGGTGACATCCCCAAAGGAACCATTGGGCGCTTTGTTAGTGCGTTTAAAGACAGTGTGGCATTGGTGTATGCCCAGGCCCAGATGGTGGATGAAGATGACCCTGACAACATCGGGATCAAAGTGTTGGAACGTTCACCGTACCGTGATGAACTGACACGCACCATTGACCATGAACGCACCTGGCTGATTATCGGTAGCGAATACGTCAGTGGTCAAGTCGTTGACGCAGTGCGTTTAAGCGACTTTGTTAAAACCCTGGAAGCGCAACATGTCGAGTTTACTCTCGGCCCGCGCGGCCCGCAGTAACATAAATCGAGCCTGGGATTATTCCCGGGCTTTTATGCCGACTTAACCTGTAGGAGCAGTACCATGAACGCAACTAAAGACAGAATTGAAAACGAAATCGTTGACATGCTGAAACACAACGGTTTCCTGATTGCCCTGATTGCCACTGACCCAATAACGATTGTCCGCAGCGAAGTCGTTGAGCTTGAACAAAGCGTCAAAGAAACCATGACCAGTGTGAATCGTCGCTTTGATGTGGCAGAATCTGTCAACGCTTATTTCAACGAATACGGTTTCAAGTTCAGCTCTGTGCAATGGAACGGAACAACCCGCACATTGGAGCTGGCGATGGATCCAAGTGTACTGTGGTTTGGTTCACTGATGTCTTATACTCACAATCATCGACTGGACGTGGCGTTTGATCGCATTCTGACCGAAATCAAAACGCTCATCTACAAGGCGTTTGATGTGCTGGACGAAGGCGACACCATGAGCTGGTTAACCTACTTCGATATTATCCGCGGGGATAAGGGTGGTTGGCAGTATCGTGGTGATGAGCAGGGTATTGGTCTTATCGACGGTATGCCGTTGAAATCTATCGCTGATCACTACATCACCTCAACCGGTCTTGACTGGCGAGAGGATGAACGTCAGGCATTCTGTAAGGAATACGAAGTAGCGGATAACGAACACACGCAACCGATCGTGTTCCTGCGTGATGCGTTCACAACACACGTGCCTGATGTGGTGTGTGGTTTACCGCTGGATCGTTTCAATGCGGTACTCGAAACAGTAAACCTGCGTGCGACCGTCGAAACGATGTCTAACGCTGGCTTCCGTTCTTTCCTGAAAATCGTCAAAGCCTAAGGGGGTCTTATGCACACGGTTAAAGATCCATTACAGTACCTGTTGTCGTTTGACAAAAATACTGTTAACAGTTTTACCAAGCGCCTGGAATTGCGTCTGCGTGATATGAATGATACGGCGTTGCAGTATGAACCGGGTATCTTCTTTACAGCGGATACCGGCGAGGCTGCAGAAGCAGTGGTGCAGTGGTTAAAATGCAGTCCGGTATATGTCTGGCCGTATGCCGACATCGAATATAACGAGGACTGCAGTGAGGCTGTGTTGATACTGCGGATTGATGCCACGACGTTTAAAGCGCTGGGTATAATGGATGACGGGATGTCGGTGAAATTCAATCTGGGCAAGCACGTGTCTGCAACGCTGTTCAAGCTGGCCCGTCACGTTAACAATCATCGTAAAATTCACATCGGGTGAATGGCGATGGATAAAATCCTGGACATCGTGAAAATCAGCTACATGCTGAAGGCTTACGAACTGCCGGGTTGGCTACGCTCTGAGATCACCCTAGGTGGTCCAGGGTTTACCCTCAACGGTAAACAGTTCGGCTGGTATGACTACGCGGTGAAAACCGATCGTGGTGTCAAAGGCATGCTGAAAGCAGACGTCGATCGTCTGTTGGAAAACGCTGCCATTATTAATACTAAACTCAACAAGTGAGAACAACTATGCAACAGATCGCAAAAGACCCTATCGACTTCATCCGTGGTTTCCGCTTCGCAACCTTTACCTCTCAGCCAGGGAGTTCAGCTGGCCCTACACGTAAAGGTGTTGCGTTGACTATCTGTCTGATGCACCCGGAACACGAGATGTCTGGTCAGACAGCGTATGTCAGCATTCCCACGGCAGGGACGTTAACGATGGATGTTATCGCTGATTACCTGGCCAACGCCAAGAACTTCCAGGTGTTACCGTATGCGATGATTGCCGACCAGGATACTGCGGTACAAATCAACCTGCTGATCAGTAACCCGAACGTTGATCTCAATGAACTGAAAGACGAGCTCGACGGGTTGCTGGTATACATGCAGAAAGTCAAGCAGTTGGTTGAATCGGGCGGCACCCGTGTGCTTACGCCGAGCTACGAGCGTGAGCGCATCACTAACAGTTTGAACAGTGGCGGTAATGGCAACTACAATGGTGGGTCTGGCAATGAGGGGTTTGGTCGGACTATTGGTCAGCAAATGCCACATGGCGGTAACCGCACACCACAGAACTACGGCACCGGCAACAGCAGTCAGCCTGGGTCTATCTCGTCTAACAAAAACAAGTTTTAATTAACCCAACCACATAGCAGAGGATCTCCTATGGAAAAGTCAAACCAGAGCATCGCCCGTAAGTGTATTTCGTTTATACCGCGTCTTCAGCGTCGTCCATTCCGTCTGGTGATTACTGCCGTTGGTGTGTGTCGTATTCTTGACATTGGCAGTTGCCCCAGTGAAATGCTGATGCCGTTCTTTAACAAGGTACAACAGTTCATGGTCGATTACGATATTCAGGGTGACGTTACCCTGGGTCGTGAAAACGACCTGTTCCTGACGCTGGATATGTTTCAGTTTATGGGTGGCTTCCATGCGCACACGGTCAGTGCGGTGGATATGCTGGATGGGTTCATTGCGGCATTTGCTCATGCAGCAGTGGTGCGTTCACCGTTTGGCGATACGCCTGATGAACCGCCGAAGCCGATGCTCGATCAGCAGTTTATGATGCACGCCATCCGTATGCTGTGTGTGAACTTCAGTAAGATAGACGAGGAGGGTGGTCAGCTGTTCCAGGTGCGTCAATTCGTCCCAGGTCCTCCGGGAACACAAGAACGTAATTGGTTCTACACCGTCAGTGCGTTTTCCATCGACAGTGATCTGACTATCCCGTTACACACCCGGTCTGACCAAGATGCATTGGTGGTTGTTCCAACTGATAATCCGCGTCTACGGAAGGGCGGGAGTTCAGGGCCGTATGCAACAACTGCATTGACAATCACTGACTTCCTTAAACTGATACGGGCATTGAATGCAAGTCGTGAAGATGAGCAGTTCAGTATCAGCACGCCAAGCTTGACCGGCGAGTTCTGGTTGCGCAAAGACACTGACGTGTAAGTCATTATCACAGGGGAGCTTCGGCTCCTCTTTTTTTTTTTGTGCGCCGGGCCCGCGCCCCGATCAATATTGGTCGTCCGGAGTACGACATTTCCTTTAGGGGATGGGATACTTTTAATTAATAAAAATCAGTGTGTGGGAATTGCCTTTGTATTTCTATACATACGTTTCTGTAATACTATGCAAATGTAAAAATTTGCCCCGGAGCGTACGATACGAATGAATGAATGAAATTATCGAAGATAATGGAATGAATGAATGAAGTGAGTAGAAGCGGAGGGTAGAGGAGAGAGGCAAGGGCCGAACGACATCCTTAGTAGTACACGAGTGCAACGAGTCAGAAAGTGGGGGACCGGGGGCAGTCAGTGGGTTGTGCTTATGTATACCTAAATGAAATATAAAAATTTTAAAAGTAAAACGAAACCGGCATAAAAGGCACTCCATCCCTTTGGGGAATGGAGGCCTCCAATTATGCTGATTAATTACTCAGACTGTGCTTCGCCGCC